TCGCATTATTATTTGAAAATAGGTAGTGATTTGAAGAACTAATTGAGTTAGAACCCACAGTTGAGTAAGATGCCTGTATTGGAATATTCATCTTAAATTGTCCCTTAATAATGTATTTCACGTTAGGGTCAGGAGCACTCGGCACAGTATTTTCATTCCAACTATATTGCCATTTACCAAAAAGTCGTGACAAATCAATTTTCATATCAATGCTAGGTGAATGAATATCAACTCCTCTCATCAATATTAAAATTCTTTTATTTTTATAATTCACATCCTGATTAGGTGTGACAGTACCAATATATTGATTCGCCCAAATAGGAGGTAACTCACTTGTTTGATATCCCGTATCTTTAGACCACATAATAACCTGATGTTTATTTGTAAAACTATTTGATACATCAGAATTGTTATTATTATTAGTATTGTTTGGGTTTATAAACCTATATGTATCATTATCAGATAAGGCATCTTTGACTTGTAAGTATCTTCTACCTAACGTAAATGGATTATGGTTATAAACCGATTTCGCCTCATATTCAGATATAGTCATACCTGTCAATACTTGGAAGTACTCTATGTCAGAAGGAAACTTACCCGTGCCTGTTGAACTGGCCCACTCTGTGACAAATGGTCCAGGAACATTTCCAGAAGGAGGAGTAATACTCCAAACAATATTTTGAGGAAATCCTGTTATAGTATATGTGGTAGTTTTATTCGCAGAACTTGACCCATTAGTTATGGTAGGGTCAGCATAGGATACTGATAATTGTGTTACTGACTTGGTATACCCCGTTGCCCCTGTTTGAGATGTTGTACCTTTATTATAGTTAATATCTAAAGATTTAGTAGGGTCTTGAAATGTAATTATATCACCTGAAACTAAATCCGCATCATCACTATCTAAAACTAAAACTAGTACATTATCAAAATGATTAAATTGAGTATTATCATTTGGTAGATTATTATTTGGCTGCCACTTAACTTTAATTTGATTCCATCCAGTATAATATATTAGTTCCCCATCATATGAAAAACTTTTTTCAAAAAATTTATCTTTAGTATTAAACAAATTATATAATGACCCCATGTTTAACTGAGGTGACATTATAATACTATCAGCACCTCTAACCTCATCAAAAAAGTAAGTCCATGGCGTATTTGTTGACTCTCTTAATTCAGGGTCATCATTACCTGTTAATGCTAAATTTGCGGTTTTTTGCCAATAATCTTTGGTAATATTATTTATTTGGGTGAATTGAGGAACTATGGGTTCCCCGGCTTGTTGTATATTAGACGCTGTAGTTGCGGAAACTTCTGTAAAATTAAAACTACTTGCATTTGTAACATCAAAAAGTATCGCGGTTTGTCCATACGAACCTGTTAATAATGGAGTCGCAACTACAACATTAGAAATGTTACATCTACATCTCTCACATCCATCTTCAGTATAAATTACTAATGGTAATCCAATATTTAAAAAAGGGTTATCCGGTCTATCTATTTTTTCCCAATCAGGGCAATTAATAACCCCAACCCAATCTGGTACAAATTGATTTATTTTATTACAAATTTTTACTATTGTCTCTCGTATTTTATTAATAATATTATCAATAATAGGTAATATATTATCATATACCCAAGCCAAGACATGTACTACCGCAACAATTGCAAATAGTAAATACGGTAAAATAGATATTACAAAAGACACAAAAAACCAAAGAAAATTTAATCGGTAATGTGAATCGTTTGTCGGAAACTTGTTATAATTTCCTTCACATGTATTATCTTGTATATATTTTATTTGAGTGGTATTCCATACAAATTTACTTGTTTGAAACCTGTCTATTAAATTACTTACAGTGTAAACTTTATTGTAAGACATATCATAAAAAGTGTCTTTACAATCTATAGCATCTTGGTAATTAGCATAATCATTCCAATCTAAACTAAATGCATATGAACCCTCAGTTAAAAACTTTTGTAATGGTATGGTAACATAATTTATTATTATCGGTTCATTCACATCTTCAACCTCAAAAGTAAACTGATATGGGAATGGTGATGGTCGTAAATTTTTCCCATAATAAACCATTTCATTATTTAAAATTTTATAATTAGTCACATTTTTAACCGATAAAATTCTAACAACGTTTGCACTCCCAACACTTTTGGACCATGTGGTTACACCAACATTCAATATTTGATTACTTTCAGTCTCAGAATAAAGTTTTTTAATTGGGTCTTCATCTGTATCAAACCATCCATATTCTTTAATGTTTGGAACTAAATAATAACCTCTTTTTATTTCCTCGGATAGTTTAGTTGATTGTTGCCATTTAACTTTAAATCTATATTTACCTCTTGTGGGTATACCAATGTTTGGGTCATAACTTATTTTTTGATTTCCGTATTCGTCCGTATAAACGTAATCTAAATTCATAGGTACCTCAGTTACCCAAACACCATTCTCATCAATAACTTTACCTCCGTTGTCTAACTTAAATTCTTCAAGGATAGGTAACCCGTTCTCATCTAATAATTCAGTTTGTCTGAGGGCTTCAATACTTCCAGGTCCAGCAATTAAATCACATAAGTTCCCCATTTTAATTGAGCTCTTACATTTATTTTGACCAACAATTCCTAAAAATCTTGAGTATCCAATTTTTTGAGTATCGTTAGTTGAAAACATTGACCCCATAAAAACTGAAGTTGGTTCAATCTTAATCGCGGCTTCGTTAGTCAAATCAAAATCTGACCTGTATATGTTATAATTACAAATCTCGGCCTCACCAAAGAAAGGAGATACCGTTATAGTTCGTCGTAAACTTACAATCTGAGGTAACTCATCAAAGTTTGTTGAGGTTTTAAATAAATCCCCATCAACTTGTGATTCAATTGCCCTACCCATTCTAATCAAGTCTTGCGGGGTTTGTGAGAATGGTCCAATATCTGATAAGTCAACTTGCATGAATAATTCATGATTTCCAACAGGAAGTCCAAATATCATATAGTCACCAGAATCATTTGTTTGAACTGTAAATTTATAATATTTGTCATAGACTTCAATTACATTTTTATCAATTAAAACATCACTTCTATCAGGAAAAGTACCAACAGGAATGTGTCCACTATGAGACGACGTATATGGTAATAAATTATACCTATACCCATCATCATTTACATCTTGTAAAGTTTTATAGGGATATAATGCCGAGATAATATCATTATATAAATCAGCTTCTTCTAAAGGTATGAAAATAGAAACTCTGGCATTTGGAATACCAAATCCGTTATTCGCAAATACTCTACCACAGACAACTCCAAAATCTGAACAATTCCTTGTGTATATCTCATCGGGAGTAACCGTTAAAGATAATACTTCAAGAGTGTCAAAATTTTGTTCTAATTTAACTTGTAAATTTCTATCCTCGTTAAGATTTGTTCGTATTCTAAAAGATTTCGGCATTGTTTTTTTTTATAAATAGTTTATTCACTATTTTAAAAAAATAAATGCTCGTCCAATTTTACTATGAAATATTCACACTTTGAGTATTGATAGTCCTAACTAATACATCAACATTAGGATATCTCACTTGGAATATTTGATTTGGCTCAGAATATATTGTGTCATTAACTAAACTTATTTGTTTAGTCACATCATTAGAATAACTTTGAGATGTTTCAGATGACGAATAAAGTCCTCCAACTTTATTGAAAACCGAAACATTTGACACTGACAGTACACCATTTAATGATTGTATAAGTCTTTTTATTTCAGAGACATATAACGGTTGTCCCATTTCTCTATTTATCGGTTTCATGAAATTTGTAACAGTATTAATCACATCAGTAATAACTACCCCCTGATTTTGACTTGAGTCTAAAACTATTGATATATCAAAAGATAAATCAATCACATTCGCCGCACCAACTACAACATAGTCATTAATCATCCTATAGTTTGATAAATATGACGCAACATTATCCAATAAAGTTTGTGATACAACATCACTTAAATTACCTAAACTATCGTAGGTTAATAGTGTAACATTAATTTTATTATCACTCTCAAGGATTGCAACTTTTGCAGGTGCTCCAAATTGTGATGGCATTTTTCTTAGAATTGACTCATAGTCATTTATGGTTACCGCTCTATTCTGAGAAGAAAAATTAAATCCTACTAAGTTTCTTACTTCTTCAACTGTCGGTAAGTTCGCACCTCCGATTGCAGGAAATGGATTAGTACAATTTAAAGAACTAATTACTGAGGTATTAATAGTTTGGGATGCTCCATTAACTTCAAAATTAACCTGTCCAACTTGGTTGATAATGTTAACACCTAAGTTAGTCCCTAAACCACCACCGATTCTATACTGAATAAATAATGTACTATTGACAGGTATTGTAGAACCAAGTGAAAAATTGTTTTGATATTTTGATAAGTCCAATGGTTGTCCACTTCTAGCAAAATCTCGTAAAATTTCATCTGTTGATTGGCTACCCCCACCAAAAGTCATTTTTAAAAATCCTTCAGGGGTGTATTCGGTAATAAACCTATTATTTGTTTGAACATACTTTCCGACTTTAACTCCTGGATTGTCAGAGGCTCTTGTCGGGTCCTCAATAAAAATTCTATCTTGAGCTAAAGCATCAACCTCATACCATCTATTATTAGTTGATAAGAATTCTTGAGTTGACGGAACATTAGCGTAGTTAGTACCAGGTTTAACAATAACACTTGTAACACCTATCACATTTTTTTCAGGTAGAAATAATTCAAAGAAAGGTCTAGAATCATTAGTATTAATCACTCTTCTGAATACTTTTGTAATTCCATTAACAACAGGTTCTCTTTTAATAATTGTATAATTTATCAAATTATTATTTGAGTCTCTGTTTGGTATAACCAATCTAGGGGTTACCCCGTCGTTACTAAAAGCAGACGCAAAGTCAATATCATATATGTTTTCAAAAACTTGTCCCGCTCCAACAAATTGTGAACCTCTTCTTAATTTACCACAATAAGTGTTATCAGGTTGGTCACCAAATGCAGGCACAGTTATACTAAAATCACAAATAGCAACTGAGGGTCTAAGTCCTGGTATTTTTAAACCATAAGTTCTAGCAATATTATATATTGATGAACGTTGTTGAGCGTATTGTAAAACAGTCTCTTGTAACGCTCTGTCTATATTAAAGTTTAGATTATCAGCCACCGCCGCATTCATATCCAAAAATACAGAAAATACCGAAGCATCATTCGCATTTTGAATTAATTCAGGATAATAACTTCTTACGTAATTAATAAGTTCACTACGAATGTTTTGAAAGTCCCTTACTGTATATGATATTTGTTTTGCCATTTTATATATTGATAATTACAAAGTCTTTAGAATTAAAAACGTCATTAGTCACTGTGTATTCAATTTTAACCTTTGCAGTGTACTCTTGAGTACCTCTGCCAGGTAAAAGATAAACTCTTGGGTCTAAATCAGGATTAGTGTTTGCCGCAATTGGGTCTTCTTCTAATTCAACTAATGGTGTTATTGAGATACTATTAATTAATAAATTAGGTATGTATTTTTCAACCGAGTCTTTGATGTCCGATTCAATGTCGTTAAATGTTGGTCCGTCTAATGGTTCAAATAAAAACTCATATATACGTGTTCCAAAATCAGGTAGAAAATATCTACTTCCCTTTCTAGTTAAAAGTAAATGGATTAAATTACTCCTTATCTCATCATTTGTAGTTTCAGATAAGGAAAGGTATTTACCAGTTTTAGAATCTAAAAAAGGAAAATTTATACCGTATGTTATACCATTTGCCATATGATATAAATATAATGTCGTGATATTTTAACTAAATAGCGTATAAAATAAAAAAAATACCTATCTAAGGATTAAATTAATACCACAATTTTACCATTAATAGTTTTCGGTATTCCATTATCGTATTCAAATTCCACAAATTCTTGTTTTAACAAATATTCAGTTATGTAATCATTGATGGGGTAATAACTTAAACAATCAACAATTGGTTTTTCTTTTGAGTTGTACTTATAATACCCAACCTCATAATCCCATATCGTCAATGAATTTTTTGTGGGACTTTTTGTAAGAAGATTTACTTTCGTCATTAACATCTGTTGTATATTGCCAATTCCAATATAGTTTCTTATTTGGTTCAAATCCATAG